CAGCGGGGTGCGGATAGCATAGGTGGCCTGTAGCGCAAGCGCGTCTGCGGCCATGACGGACCCGATGACAATATCTGTATCGCGAATATCGGTCGGACTGTTTGCGTAGTCCCGCAGGAATGTTTTGCCGTAAGCAGTCAGATAGCCCTTGTCTTTCAGCTTTACCTCTACATGCTGCCATCTGCTGAGGAACAATGTGCGCTCTACAACAACATATTCACCGGTTATGTGGAGTTCGGGCCAATCAAGCCGCCATAGCGTAAATGGCTCCGTACTGCGCATCGAATCCACGGTCAGCGTCACAGTTGTCTCCGCGCCAGCGTAAGAGTAGAGCCGGTTTGCAGCGTAGGAGACCAGCTCCGCAGCCGTGCTATAGCGATCGTTGCTTTCTACTTCCTCAACGATTCCAGAGGCATTTGATTGTGCCGCAATCTGTCGGATAACCGGCACATTGGGCAGCCGCACCCGCAGGGAGAAATAACCTCGATAGGTTATCTCTACTGTTTCGCCGCCTGTCAGCGCAGGTTCGTATTTATCATTGATAACAATTTCTGCGGAGTTATAGGCAAACAGCCATTGCTTGCTTACGTTATCGTTGTCGATTCCGCTGATGCCAACTGTCGCGAGCTTGCCGTTAACCCGGATCGTGGGCTGCTCGACAACCGGCCACGCAACGGCAATCTTGCCATCTTCGGCGTTGTAGATGTGTGTTTCGGTTTGCGGGTCCGTGATGCCGGTGGCACCCTTTACCGTTTGTACGGTGCGCATACTATAGGCTTCAACGGACTTTTGGATGTCTCGACAGCTTTCCGGCGGCTTGGCGGTCGGAAAATCCTCACGCACCAGGAATACAAAACGGAAGGGCTTGAAAACCGGCGTGTCATAGAACTCGTAGGGCGTAATTGCCGGAAGCGGCCCGGACGTGCCTGCGTAGAATTGCAGCGGGGTAGAGGTATAGCCGAGATATTCCCGCAGCGTGCTGGCGGTATTTACTTCGATGTTCCAAGTCGCGCCGACCAACCCTGCGATCTCGTTGAGCACGTTGTAAACCGTCATGTCCGGAGCGATATATTTTTGCTTTGGGAGGCCGGAAAGAGAGGAGGACACTGTACCCAACGCGATATTTTCCGCTGCGATGATATTATCGTAAATCTCTATGATGATTTCATACAGCGAGCTGTTTGCCCACGCCTTGTTGACGAACCGGCGTGTCAGCAAGTGATTCATGCTGTTTACCGTCAGCTCATAAATCGGTTTTTCGTACGGTGTTTTCCAAGTGGGGGATTTCGGGATTCCACACACGCCGCCATAAAGGAGATGTCCCGCATCATCAAACAGATAGACTGTGTCAAATGCGCGCGGTTCGGGGCGGCCGGTGATATCCACCGAGATAGTGCTTTCCGAGGAGGCTGCTGCATGATCTGTGATTTCCGCATCGCCCAGCATGGGATATTCGATTTTGTTGATGTAGCATTTAACCGCCATTGCTTTTCACCACACTATCAATGCTTCGCAGTACCAGATTTCCGACCCGGCGGCTATCCATAATAGCGTCGCCAGCTAGGTAGATATAAAAAACAGGGGGCGCTGCGGTATCCCGCGGAGCAATTGCGTTCATCATGCCATAAAGCCCGCCGAGCGCCGTATACTGGGCGTTTTCCTCGGCTGTCAGGACACGCTCGCCACGGTCCAGATATGCGGGATACCAATCGCTGGGCACGTAGTCTAACCCCACTTTCAAACGCGGGATTTTTGGGATGTGAAAGCCCTTGCCGCCGACAAGAGGGACCCACTCGGGGACTTCGATTTTGTTGATCCCGTTGATGAATTTATTGATTCCATCAATAATGAAATTAATTGGAAACTTGACGCTCTCTTTGATGGCGTCCCAGATGCTTTTGAAAATATTTTTGACATTGTCCCAGGCACCACGCCAGTTCCCGGTAAAAACATTTTTGATAAAACTGATTAGATTACGAAAGATGCTGATCACCGCATTCAGCCGTTTGCTCACTGCCCCCGCAATGGATGCGAAAATATCTCCAAAAACGGAGCCGAGCACATTTAGGTGATTTTTAAGAGGCAAAATAGCGATCTGGACCAGTTCGGAGATTAACCGAATTAGGGGCGTAAGTGCCAGTTCCATAAGATCAGCGATAGGGACGAGCAGCGTTTCAAATAGGCTGATGACGGGATCCAACAGTCCCAGCAGGGTGCTGATGATAGGGAGCAGGGCATTGAACAGTTCAAGTAGAGGCGGGAGCAGTTCAGAGATAATCTTCGTTACAGGCGGCAAGAGCTGGTTAAAGAGGGAGACAAGCACCGGCATCAGATTGCCCATCAGATCGCCAATGACCGGGGTCAGGGATTCAAACAGACCGAGCAGAGGCGGCAACAGCGCTTCCACAAGCTCCAGCATCGGCGGCAGAAAGCTTTCGACAGAATCTAAGATAATTGGGAGTACTGATTCGATGGATGGGAGCAGTGCCTCGATGACGGTGGTCAGCAGTGGAATCAGGCTTTCGCCAAGCGGAATGAGCAGTAGCTCCAGACTACGCTTTGCACCTTCCAGCATGGACGAAAGATCATCATATTTGACGGATTTGATTCCCTCCATCGCGTTTGCTGCATCGTAGGAGCCGCCCGTAATATCGGCAAGTTGCGTGACGACCTCCGGACCGAGATCCTCCCACATCGTGCCGAATAGAGCGACGCCAGCTGCGTTCTGCGCAATCGGGTCTTTCATATCGGCCAGTCCACGGATTGTCTCATTAAACGCCTTTTTGGCGGTCTCACCGCCCGCGGCGAATTTTTTTGACATTTTGTCAGCATTCAATCCGATTGCGGCGAAGCCTTCCGCTGTTGTGTCGGAGCCGTCAATCACGCGGATGGACATTTCTTTGACCGCATCGCCGATTTTATCGAGGTTCCAAGCGCCCGCATCCGCACCCTTTTGAAAAATGCTGAACATGTCGTCGGCGTCCAGCCCCAGCTTTGAAAATTGGACGGAATACTCGTTGATGCTGTCAATCAGCTCTCCGGAGTAGTCCAAACCGTTTTGTGCGCCAGCGGCGATCAAACTCATGGCCTCTTCGCCGGAAATGCCGAAATTGTCCATCATGGCCTTTGCGGCTCGGGTGGATTCTGGGATTTCATATCCAAAGGTGTCCCGCAGAGCAAAGGCAGATTCGGTCACGGTTTGCAGGCTGGCGTTATCCAGTTCTCCTAATTGTTTTGTAACGTCGGCCATAGCGCTGGCGATATCGTCAAAATCCTCACCGTAGTTATTGGCGTAGATACCCTCCAGCACATCCTGATATTCAGCGGCTGCATCTTTCGACATTCCCATCGATGCAGCAAATTGGTTCATCGCCTTGTCCATGTCGGTGGCGCTGTTGACCGCCGCGATACCGATGCCTGCGGTAGCAGTACCGACGGCTGCAAACGCTGCGCCAACACCGGCGGCGACTTTCTTACCGGCGTTGACCAATTTGCCGCCGGAGGAGGAGACGGTTTTTTCCGCATCCTTCATGTCCGCCTCGACGAATTTATCATCGATCCGGACGTAATATTTCACCTTGTTTTCGGCCACAAAAATGCACCTGCCTTATATTAAGCAGGCGCTGGCTCTCTACCGCGAACGGGGCGATGAGGCGATCGGCTCTGTCTTTGGATGATCAAGCTTGATAATTGCCCCGCAGCGGGGGCATTTGATTTCGCCCTTAACGACATCTGCCCGGAGAAGTAATTTCCCCGGGCGATGTGCCGTTTTACAGCAGGGGCAGCGGATATCTGTCACTTCTTTACCACCTGCCGTTCCAGCATGCCGTAAAGCTCTGAGAGGCCCGCCTGATAATCGGTTCCCCCAGGGCCGTGCAGGGCATAGACAGATTTCAGTTCCATCAGATTGCGGATTGTTTCCTGATTGTATTTGGTCGGCTCTGGGAGAGGCCTGCGCCGGATGGACATAATCTCCCGCATCTTGGTGCGCTCGGATAGGCCGCTAAACAGAGCTGTAAAGGTGCGCCAGTGCATGCGGCCGATCTGGTCATGAAGGTCAATGCCGTAATCCAGCCAAAAGGAGCTATAGATCACGTCCGCATCCTGTGCAAAGTCGAAGCATTTTGGTTCCCGGCTTGCCACAGGATGCGATTGATCAGCGATACAGTCCCGCAGGATTCCCTCGTAGAGTTCCATTTTTTGCACAGGGTTTAACCGCAAAAGCTTTCGTTTATTCATCACGAGAAGCCGCAAAGCAAGGTCTACTTTATCGGCATCGTCGAGTTCCGGTTCCTCCAGCAAGGCCAGGACGCGCAGCACCCGGTCAAATGACAAATTCAGACGATATCCGCCGTAACGAGATACGGGCCTCTGGTAGAGGGAGAACACGTCAATGCCTCCACTTCCGGGCTTTGGAAATGCCGTAATTTTGCGCAATTCGTTGTTTTCGCTGAGCGGCGTCCGCCTGCACCGCAGGAGCCACGACCTGTGTCAAGAAGGGCAGGATGTTTTCCAGCATCTCAATATAGCAGCCATCGTAAAAGCTGAGAATCTGCTGGAGACCCTCATCTCCAAACACAAGGCGGAAAAGGCCAAGGACAGCCTCTCCGAGTGTTTCTTCAGCCCTCTCCACGGCCTCGGCCTTTTCCTCGCCTTGTGCCTGCCGAAGCGCAGCATACGCCTGCTGCACTTTGATAAGATGTAGATATTGCGCGCGGTATTGCCGCGCGATGTCAGAGGTGTTCAATGCCACTGGAACCGTATGTTGCACAATACCTTCGGAATCGACCAGATCGAGCGTTTCTTCAATCCGCTTGCTGCGGCCAACCTGATAACCCATGAGAAGACCTCCTTATTTCGCGGACGCGGACACGTCCTCAAAGGTGGGAGCGCCGTTTCCGTGGATTGTAATGGTCAGGGCGTTCGGCTGGTTTGCGTCGCCGTGACCCTCGGTGATGTTGGCGAGCGTGACGGGCCAGACGATGGCCTTTGCGTCGCTCTTATGCCGGATGCGCAGCTTCGTTTTCCGCGCGGCCCCAAAGGCATACATGCGCTCTGGCGCGGTCAGGTAATCACTGACCGGATCGCCAGGCTTTTTGTCGCCAGTCACAGTTACAGTGAACTGCCCGCCAGTAACTTCCGTGCTGCCCCAGCCCTTATCTTTGTAATAAGTTGCCTGATAAAGTACCTCATTGAGGGCAGTGCTCAAGTTTTTGGTGATCGTGCCCATATCGCTCCAGACTGGATCCGACGCGCTTGCTTCGGATGTATCAAGCTCTGCGATTAGGTCATAGTTAATATCAATGTCCACGACATTGCCTCCTAAAAATAGATTTTTGCGACAGCAATCATGCTGTAAATGTACTGGCCATCTTCCTGCTTCGTCACGAATTCAGCCTCATTGGTCACATCTAGGCCCAGCCACCGGTATGCTTCGCCGTCCGGATAGGAGGGGAGGGATAATAACCGGTTCCCGGTGGTGAGCAAAGTGTTGTATGCGGTCAACTGATCCGGGTGCTTGCACAGCCAGAGCAGCGGGAGTTCGTGGATCGCGGAGCGGTCATAATACACATCGCTGACGTGCCCGCTGTTGATCTCCACGCTGATGCCGGGTGTAATCGGCAATTGACCGATTCGCACAGGCGCGAACAGGCCAAATTGATTGACCAGCGTAATTAAATCGTTTAAAAATGCGGCCTGCGGTTCCACGCTATCCCTCCTCAAGCAATTTTTGCAGCAGCGTCTCCCAGTCTGAGCCAAATCGCGCGTATGCGGCCTGACACCACATTTTTGTGGCGTTTGCGTTGATGTCCGTGCTGGTTGCGCCCAAGTAATACTGCATAACGGCGTATACCGTGTTCCAGATCAGCGTCCCCTCCTCAAAGTTGCTGGCCGTTTGGCTGCTCGCTATGAGGCCTCCCTGATCTTGCTTGCAGAAGTAATTGCAATCTTGCAAAATCTGTTGTGAGAGGATTGGTAGAACTCGCTGGATGTCCGCCTCGATCTGCGCTTTGACCGCAAAGGAATCCGTGTTGATTTCCAAGTCCATCAAATCAATCCTATCTCATAATGGTGCAGCGCACGGGCGGCATAAAGCGGCTCCACGGATTGCACGGTGAATTGTTGGTTATTAAAGGTGATCCGCTGCCCCTGTTTCCAATCGACGCCCCGCGGGATGCTGTTCGTGCAGTCGTAAAAGAGCAGCGCGGAGAGCTGAATTTGCTGGTTCTGCGCGTCTGCCACAAGTTTGCTGCTCGGTTCAATGCGAACAAAACGGATTTCTGCGCCCATCGACTGATCCGTTTCCCGGCCCCAGGTATCCGTTTGACCTGGAATATTTAGCGTAACGGTGTGCGGTAGGACAGCGCGCGGGATCGGTTTCACGTCATCACATCCATTCCCGTATAAAGTAATCCGGTTAAGGCTAGATATTGTATGGCGAGCGGGGAGACGGCACATCCGACCGGCCGCGTGGGTCCCGATACGCTGAATTTCCCGATTGTCATGCTCTGCGCCTCGCCGCCATTCACGCTTCCCAGCCCGCCGGAATTCAGGATAAACTCACATTGCGCGCAAACTGCTTTTTTGACCAGATCTTTTGCAAAAGGCGCAAGGCTGTCAAAACCCTGCGCCCTGATGCGATATTGTGTCAACTGGTCGATGATATCTTCGCTGCGCGACGCGACTGCATCAAAATCCTCCGGGATATCCGTACATCCGGAAAATAGTGCGTAGTCCGCCCGGTCAATATACGCCATATCAGCCACCGGAGACGGCCGTCTCCGTGCGTTTGATGTAAACGGTTTTGGGCTTTGAGATTTTCAAGCCGTAGACCTTGCGTCCCTGCACGGCGGCCGCGCCGATGAATTTGCCAGAACCTTTGAGGGATACGATATCAACCGGCTCCTGCCACTCCATCACGCGATGGCACCAGTCCGGATGTCCGCAAATAAATTCCGTCGTGGTCTTTTTGCCACCGACCAGCTCCGTATCGTCCTGCATCGTGTTGCAGCACTCGTATACCGGAAAGCCTGCAATCTTGCCAACCGCGCCAGCGGCGACAAGCTGCTGAGAGAGGTCGCCCTGCTTGATGAAGTGATCGTCCAGCATGAGCACTTCCAGATATTCCGGCGAAGCGAGCATCCAGCGGCCTGTTGCGGGTACGCCGGCGCGGGAGAGGTACGTCTTTGCTTTCAAAGCCTCTTTGTATGCCGTGGATTCCGTAGCCGCTGT